GTCGTCTACTCTTTAAGTTGTACGGCTTAACCGCCTGCATTAATGCCAACTTTTAGCGCACGGCTCTCTCCCAAGAGCCATTTCCCTAGACCGAATATAGGAATCGTATTCGGTCTTTTTTTTGAACATTTCTCAAATCAATAACTTACCGTTAAAACAATCACTTAAACCACTTCCTGTTACCTTCAATGCTGCTCATTTGGACTTTCTGCCGCCACTTTGTCGCCACCCATTTGAGCCAGCGGATTCAGGTGAATAGCGTCTTCCAGGTGATCGGGAGCGAAGTGCGCGTAGAGCATCGTGATGCGGATATCTGAGTTATCTGAGTGCCCGAGGATGCGCTGAAGCACGATGATATTGCCCATGCTGTTCGCTGGTGGCCATGAGTCGCAGGATTTGTTCCTGGGTCAGCCATGCCATTTCACGTTCCGGTTGATCAAACTCGCGGATATTTTCGGGAGGGGTTGATTGAGTCAGTCGTATACATGCAAAGGGCGCAACCGATGGGTTTGTCTAAGCAAATATCTTTTGGAAAGGTTGCGGCGCAAACGGTGAAATTTTTATGCCAGGTTGTTAAGATTAGTCTTAACAGTTTGCTTTCACTATAAGGACTTAATGATGAAGTTTGTTCTGGGATTTGCTGCTTTAGTGCTTCCGTTTGCCGTGAGTGCTGCATTTGTCAACCCTATGGAATTCGATGGTTCCGAAGCGCAAAAACAAGAAGTAATTGAATACATCAAGGCGAGGGTGAAGGCTGATTACTGTGATGGTGCCGTTAATATGTGCCAGCCAACAACGCTTCGTATGATGGAAAAGCAAAATCTGACCGCTTTTAAAAATCTGACCAAAGCCAAAAATAAAGAAATATTAGATAAGGTTATCGGGGATTATTGTGAAGGTGCGGTTAATATGTGCACTTACGCGACTCTGGATATGATGTACAAACAAAATCTGAAAGCCAGCGGTGAGCAACTTAGCTGGTGATCCTGAATGTTAAAAAACCCGCCATTGGCGGGTTTCTTGTTTTAATGCATCTGCAAAGATTGTTGCTGATGTTTATCCGGATGCAACTGAACAGCATGAACGGTGCCAGGTTCAACAATGATGTCCGCAATGGACTCATGCGTTTTGAACGTACAACTGCAATTAATGTTCTGGCACTGGTGATAACGTTCTTTGATATTGATGCTCAGATAACGGCTTGAACGGGCGTGTGCTCGTGCTGACATTTCGGGCAGTGCATCATAATAATCACCATGTAATCATTTTTAATCAGATTTGATCATTTCGTTTTATGATGAAAAACAGACATGTGAAATTACAGTGATTTACATTGCAACGTAATAATAACAATCCTATAAATAATAACTCTGCTTATTGAATTGGATGTTTTATGACTGTTCTGATTAAAAAATTACTTCCTTCAGAGTGGGAAAGCGCATTCCCGATCATTGCTCAGCTAAGAAATATCACCAAAGACGAATTTTTAAAAAGCGTAAGAGTTCAGACTCTGAATGGGTATGAGCTTGTTGCTGCTGTTCTCGAAGAAAGAATTATCGGTGTGATGGGCATAAGGCCTGTACACACGCTGGCACGAGGTTCTCACCTGCATATTGATGATCTGGTCGTTGATGAACATGAGCGCCATTCGGGAACGGGTAGGTTACTTCTTGATTTCGCTGTCAGTGAGGCTAAAAGCAGGGAGATGAATTTTGTTTTTCTTGATGCAAGGAAAGAAGCAATTCCCTTCTATGAAAGAAATGATTTCATTTTCCACACCTCACCTTCAATGAAAAAGATCCTTTAATTTTCCCTATCCGCAGGCATGTTCAATCCCTGGTCTTACAATGGAATTGAACATACCTGATTGCTCTAACCAAACGCGGATTTCACGCCCATCAGCAGCGTGGCGTTTTCCTCCATGGTGCGCTTGTTTGCCAGGGACAGATTCAGGATGGTCGGCGTTGCCGCCAGAATGCCGTCCTTGTCCGCGCCGGACTTCGCCACGATGATTTGCGCGGCGGCGGCATCATCGGCAGAGGCAGCGGTGTTGTCGCCGAGCTGCCGCGCCTGGGTGCGCAGCGCGGTCATATCGGCGGAGTCTTTTTCCAGCCCGAGCGTCGCCTGTAATTCTGAGTTTTTCTGCGCAAAGTTGAATCCGGGCATCAGCAGCCCGACACCCGCCGCCGTGCCCGCCGTGCCCGCCGTGGGAATGCCGACGCCCGCCGCCCCTGCGCCGGTGACGCTGCCGGCCAGTTGTTTGCCCGCCTGATACCGGCCTTTCACCGCGTTGAGCTTGGCCTGCTGCGCGCTCACCCGTGCCAGTGATTCGCGCTGCCGGTTGAGCTGGGCGGTGGTTTCACTGATGGACGTTCTCAGGCGGCGCTCAGAGTCAGACAGGGTGCGCGTGCTGATACCCGACTGGGTAAGTTCCGTGCGCTGACGCTGCACCGATTGCCGCAGCCCGTTGAACTGGGTCTGCAACTGCGCGGCGGTACGCTTCGCGGACTCCATGGCCTGCGCCTGGGCGCGGGTCGGGCTGGCAGTGTTTTTAAACTGAATCGCCAGCGCCGCCGCTTCCGCTTTAGCGGCGTTGAGCTTCTGGCCGGTGACGGCGAGCTGCGCGCTGGATTTGCGGAAGCCGTCAATCTTTCCGGCCTGGGTGTTCAGGTCTTTGAGCGTGGTCTGCGAATTTTTAATCTCTCCGGCCAGCGCCTTACTGGCGTTCTGCACCGCTTTAAACGGGCGGGTCGCCTGGTCAACCGCCTTTAACAGCACCTCTACTTTTAAGTTACTCACTGTCGGTGGCTCCGCTGCGCTGCATGGCCTTATGACGCCACACCAGCAGCTCGGTCAGCGTCATCGGGTTCAGTTCTGACGGCGGCCAGTGAAAAATCACTGCAACGTCCGCCATCAGGTCATCAACGGTCAGTGCCGCAGGGAGTTTTACTGTTCCGACTTCGGCGATAAAAAACCGATCACCTTGCCTGCCATCGCAATCAAGTCGGGCAGGTTCAGGCTTTTGCAGTCCTGGGCGGTGAGGTTTGGCACGGTAATGCGCGGCAGAATGACGGTCAGCGCGTCCACGTCGGCATTCGCCAGCGCCGCCAGGCCAATCCCGCGCAGATGACCGGCGTTAGGTTTGATGATTTCAACCTGGCTGATCACCAGCTCGCCGCGTGCGATCGGCTCTTCAAGGATAACGATGTTTTCATTCTGTTCTGACATAGCGGTGTCTCTTCTTCAAAGGGGAGTTTTCGCGCCGGTGTCCGGCGCGGGTTGCGGATTACAGGCCGATGTTTTTGCGGTGTTCCGCCAGGCGGTCGGTGCCGTTAACGATTTCCACCATGTTCACGGTGTCCACCTCGATCACGTCCTGCCCGTTAATGCTCAGCTTGAAATAGGTGCACTGGGTAGAGACTTTGGTTTCGGTGTCTTCTCCCTGTTTGTACTCACCAAAATCAACCTCTTTGTGACGCCCGCGCATGGCGACTTCTACCGCCATCGTCTCGCCGGTGTCGTCCTGCTGGAAGGAACCGGCAAAGCGCAGCGGCGTCGCATCGACTGCACCCCACTGCTGGAGCACCAGCGCATCCAGCCCGCCCATCGTCCATTCCAGCGTCAGCGCATCGTCGTCCAGGCCGAAATCAATCGGCGCTGTGCCGTTCATGCCGCCGCCGCGATAGTTCTCCAGCTTGCGGGTCAGCTTCGGCAGCGTCAGCGCGCTGACCACGCCGACATAATTGTGACCGTCGTTAAACAGGTTCAGGTATTTCAGTTTCTTAGGCAGTGCCATGTTTTAGCGCCTCTTAGCTGTTGATGGCCGTGGCGAACGTCGCCAGGTACTGATCGGTGATGCGCTGACGCAAGGTTAAATCCTCCAGCGGCGGCACCGGCGTGTAGTCGTAATCAATGAACAGCTTGCCTGCTTTCAGGGTTTCAACGGTGTTCGCTTCGGGGTCATACCAGCAGGTGCCGTCAATGATCAGACCGGCGGTTTTCATTTCGCGCAGCTTGGCGTTAATGCCCGCAATCATGTCCTTGATAAGCGTCGGGGTCATTGGCCTGTCCATCGCCCACAGGTGCGCTTCCGCCAGTGTGTCCGCCAGCACCTGCGCGGTACGGGTGTAGTTCTCAAACAGGAACAGCGGATCATCGGAACATGTGCGCTGCCCCCAGAACTTAAAGCCGTCTTTGCGGATAAGCGTGGTCACGCACGCCTGGTTCAGCAGGTCGGCATCGGTGCCGGGGGTCTGCAAATCCCAGTACACGCTGGCCGACAGGCCGGTGACGCCGTTGATCCCGACGTTAGAGAGTGTTTTATGCCAGCCGGTTTCGGCGTCGATTTTGGCACGCAGGCCGAGGGCGTAAGCGGTGGCGGGGGCGATGTCGCTGGCGTTGGTGGTGGTGTTCCAGGCCACAAAATCCGGCCAGATCACCATCAGCTCACGCTGGCTGAAATTGTCGCGGTACTTGATGGCATCAGAGACCGTTTTGCAGCCGTATGCGCTGACGTAGCCGAATGCACGCAATTGCTGACAGACGGCGGCAAGCGCGGCGGCGACTTCCTGGTTATCCAGACCCGGCACGCCGAGAATGCGCGGCTTTACGCCGAGTTCAGTCTGCGCGGACAGAAGGGCTTTCATGCCGGTATACATGCCGGTGTCGTCCGAACCGCCGATGATGTTGGAGGTGGTTTCCGCTTCGGTCTCGCCTTGTGCTACACGCACCACGACAACAACCGGTTTAGCCTGGTTGGCGATAGCCATCAGGGAGGCGCGCAGCGTGCCGGTTTTACCGGCCTTGCCTGCGGCGGTCAGCACGTTGGTAATGAGTACCGGCGTATCCAGCGGGAAGGTCGCCGCGTCGGCATCCTCTGCAGTGCAGACCATCCCGATGATGGCGGTGGAAACGGTGGAGATAACGCGGGTGCCGTCATTGATTTCAACAACGCGCACACCGTGATGATAATCAGCCATGGTGTTTTTCCTGTGATTGGGGTGA